AGCAATTCTTTCTCTGTTCTTTTTAATTCCGTGATTAGCTTCGTCTTGTCTTTTGTGAACACCATTAAAGCCATCATCAATTTTAATCTCAACTCGCTTAATTATCTCTGTTAGTGTTTGATTTGTAAGTTCTTCACTCATATTAGTTCTTTAATTACTGGCTTAATAGCTACATATTTAGCTTTAGCAAACAAACTAAGATGTTCTTTCAGTTCTTTCTTATCTTTTTTCTTTTCATCTTTATATTCTTTGCCGTCGCTAAACTTTATTTGTTTTCTGTCTTTACCAATAATATCTTTGAATGGGTCTTTTGTGGTATATAGTGGTGTAGCGGTGAAAGGTAACTTAAATTCCACTCCAGCATCTAGTAATTCTTTTAATACTTGCTCCGATGTTTTCCCTTTAGTTGTAAATCCTTTTATTTTCATATTATAATCTATAAGTATTAATAGGTGTTAATTTTACTTGATTAGCACTAGGAGTTCCTGTTTCATTTAAGCGTTGTCTTTCACGACAATACAAGTGTCTAAATGGCCGTGCGAGAACATTCTCTCCACCAAGCACCATCAAATACTAATTGCAATGTATCTCCAGCAGTTGCAGAGAAATTACCAGCACCTGATAATTGAAATCCAAAGTAACTACTTCCAGCAGCAGTATTATGAGTAACCTGTACACTTCCATCAAATTGTAAAATAATAACAGAACCAGCTTGCCAGCCTGTGCCAAGTATTCTTTGCATTTCAGTTGTTCCTGTAATATCAAAATAGTTACCATCAGTTCCAAGCGTTATATCATTAGCACTTGCCACATCTCCACCCTTATCTCCTTGCAATCTACCACTTAATGTAACTCCTACTGCACTTACACTTCCTGCAAAAGTAGCAGAAGCATCAGCTCCATCAAGAGTCAATACTGTTGCTAAAGTTTGTATATTATCACCTGCTGCAGCTACAGGAGCTACTTGGAATATAATTTGTCCAGGGTCGCCAGTTCCAGTACCTAAGCCTGATGCTATTGTCATATCTGCACCAGCTATATTGCCAGCACCGCCCGTTTTCACATTAGGAGCTCTAAAAGTATTTCCTGTTAAGGCAGTTAGGGCTTCATCACCGCTTCCTAATATCATTTCACCAGCACTAGTAACAGTCCATAAGTATGAGGCATCTGTAACATTAAATAATGAGAACTTTCCTGGACCAGTATCACTGGTTGCACCTGTGCTAAATAATGTGTAACTCTTACCACCTATACTTGTGTTTACTAGACTCCAACCAGTTCCAACATTGCCAGATGAGGATATTCTTGAATCTGCTAATCCTGTCCCAGCGACCCCTCCAAGAGCCATGAAGGCTCCGTTAATGCTTAACGCCCCTGACCCTAAATCAATATAACCATTAGTTCCATCGTGTGTTAAGCTCATCCATTCATCGTTAGCTGTGTCTGGGTCTTTAACTGAGTGAATAAATAAAGTTGGGTTTGCCTGTCCTGAATGGTCGTGGTCTTTTGTAACATTTACATTATCCGTAAGAATTACAGTCCTACTTGTTGAGTCTAAAAAGAACAACAAGGAATCAACTGTCTGCGGAGTTGAAAACTTAAAGCCAACATCTGAATTACTGCTTAAAGCAAAACTTCTATTACTAGCTTGGATTGTGTTCTCATTTAAATAAGTTGCTACGTTACTTTGAACACCATACTGATTGAGTGTGAAATGGCTAGCCCAAGCCCCCGCGTTCGTCCTTGTTTGGAAAACCATGGTTCCGATGGCGTTTGTCGTGTGCGTACCAGCAGCCATATAAATCTGACCGTCGGTATATTGGCTTGCCGCAACTGCGTTCGATTTCCAACCACTTCCCCTCATATAGAGAGATGGCGAATACTGATTTGTCCCGACCGTTGCAGCAGTTGAATTTACTAATGATAAGGATGAGGTTGGTGTAACTCCTAAAGCTGGATTAGTTATAACTAATCCACCTATGGCTCCATCTATAGTCAAAACATTGGCGGAGTGAGTTAATATTACATCACTGCTATCCCAATCTATTATTGCTCCACTAGGTAATGATAAATTTGAGCCAAGTGTTACTGCTCCATCTATAAATCCAACTCCTTGCACTTCAAAATCTCCTGTTACTAATAAATCATCCTCGCTATTTAATGAATGTCCAGTAGTTCCCGCATCACCTATTCTTACTGGCAATATTGATGTTGAACCATATATTGAGTCAACATGTAAAATATCATTTGTGGTCATGTCTAAATCAGCCGATGCAGTGATCAATGGAACCGTGGTATTTATCGCGAATACATCACCCAGGTCGCCATCTTTTCTTACCAAAAACGCTTCTACATTATCAGTATCTATTATCATTTGTCCGCCGTCTACTGTAAAAGTATTTGCTGATAATCCTTGGAATTGCACTGTTTCTTCAACAATTAAATTGCCGGCTATCGTTAGATTGCCGTAAATTGTCCCACCACCTGATAATCCTTCCAAAAATGAATAATAATCTGCTGTCATGCTTGTCGCAGTATCTTTTTTCTTACCACGTCCACGTCCAGTTATATAATTTACCCAATAATCACCGTTGCTCATGTCTGCATCTGCGGTGGACGAACTTACTTCATTATCAAAAGTAGTAGATGTCAAAGCTAAGCTTGAATCTCCGTTGCCACCGATCCAACTATTGTTTGAGTCTAAAATTGGTTTGCGCGTTATATAAAAATCAACCATTGTTCCGGCTACGCCTGCAGGAACGGCCACACTCTCGCTTGCTGTTTGATGAGGGGTTAGACCTGTTATTGGAATTACTAATTGGCCTGCCCTAGAATGGAAATCTGTCATAAAAATTTAATTAAGATGTAAAAATTGAATAATCAGCGGTCATTGATGTGCCTGTGTCTTTCTTTTTTCCTCTACTTTTACCGGTTATATAATCTACCCAGTAATCTCCATTTGACATATCTTCATCGTCTGTTCCATACGAAACTTCATTATCAAATGTGGTACTTGTTAAAGCTATGCTGGTATCTCCTGATCCTCCCATGTATGATTTATTAGAATCAGCTATTGGATGTTTTCCAAAATAAAAATTTTTAACTGTTCCTGCAATTCCCGTTGGAATAGTTATTGATTCTCCTGTTATATCTAACGGAGTATATGATCCGGCAATTATTACCGTTTTATATGCTTTTGGGTTACCCATATATATAATTATTATCTAAAAAAATTTTAAGTAGTTTGCCTTGGAGTTCAACAGCATATCCTTTTCTGTAAATAACACCTTTGTACTTCACGCTCGTTATCATCCTATATTCGTGCTTTTGATGATTGACTACTCTCTTAATGGTGCCTAATTCGTTGATATTCTGCGTTTTGCGAGGTTTTTTAGTCATAGAGGTTAAATTATCCTATCAAGCCCCCGCGAAGGGGCTTTAACGACAATTTATTGTTTATGCTTCGTTAGAAGTGCTATAAACATTAATCCATCCATCAGTTCCATCGTCAGTTTTTACTTTGATCCTAGCTTTCCAAGTTGTTGCTGCCGAACCACTATCAGAAGTGATAGTAGTATTAGCACCAGAAGCTCCATCTAAATCAATCATATATACTGGTGCTGCTGTATCTGTAACTTGAATCAAGGCGTTACTCACACAGTCATTAAATACGATTCCGTTATCCCAATCATTTTTACCTGTTTCTTTTCTAATCATTAAACCAGATAAATCACCATTGAGAGTTCCACCAGAATCGATAAGACTTGTAATCACTGCACCGGCTAAATTTACGCCAGCATCAAGTGTCAAACCAGAACTTGTTTCAACTCCGATATTACATGCTGTATTAAACGCACCGGAACTACTTAATACTACAGTTCCTGATTGTTCAAAGTAGCCAAATAAACCTGCATGTACACCCGCGGCTAAATTAGCCTTTACTCTCATTTGTCCTTGAGTAGCATATAATGAAACGTTGGCTGTTTGAGCAAGGTTTACTAAGAATCTATTTCTAAATCCATAAGCAACTGCTCCACCAGTAAGAGCTGCACCTGCGGCTGCTAATTCTGGGAATACTGCCATTGCTATCAAATTAGTATCATCTAATGCTAGACCTACTGCATCACCTTCTGCTGCAATATTAAAATTATCACCAGCAACTATACTATCCATTGTAAATTTGCCAGTCACTACTGTTGGGCTGTCTAGGTTGATCAATCCGGCACCCTCTGGGTCAATTGTAATTGCCCCGGCGGCTCCGTCTGTAATTGTAATACTACCTGTGGTTGCATTACCTGTTGCAAGAACAACATCGTTATCTCCCAAAGAGGTAAATTCACCTTGTCCACTTCCATCACCTGCCATCAAATGACCGTATGAGCCATCATGCGACCACCCGCCAGCAACGCCTAGTGAACCAGTACCATTTAATGCTTTAAATCTACCTTGGCCCCATTCTGCATCATTAGTGACATCAGTTATAATTCCAGCAATTTGTGCATATTCTACCAAATCAACTGGAGTATCATCGTTGTTTCCAACAAATTTAATATAACCAATTTCATCATTAGCAGCTGCGCTTGCAGATACTTGTGTAAGTGTGATTGCTGCACCCTCTACACCATCATCTTCACAAGTTACGCCAATTGAACCAGATGCACCATTAACTGTGAATTGTGCGTTTGTTGGATATGCACCACTACCATCTTGTAGTGATACTGCTAACCCGCCAACTTCGGCCCCATTTGCTGGGTCCACAATTCCAAATTCAATTTTACCATAATCGACAATATCTTGAGGTGTATTATCATTTTGTCCTCTACCAATTAAAGCCCCAATAACATCAAGTGCGGCTGGGGTAGTTGATACATGATCCAAAATAAATGAAGCTCCTGTGGCTGTATCGTTTGTTGCTCTTACAATCTTTCCAGAAGCAAGAACGCCTACTGTGGTCACACCTGCATTTGTCATTGTAATTTCTCCACTCATGACAGCGAAGTTTGTTGTGCCAGCACCTGTACCGATCATTATTTCGGTATCTACTATGTTGGTAACTGTGGCAGTTTCAAGATCAAGAGCTGCGACAGTTGTGGCACCATCATTTGCCATTGTTACATCGCTACTCAATGCGACTGATGTTAAAGTGGTTGCGTTTCCTACCAATACTTTAGTATCACCGGAAGCATCAAATGCTGCGGCTTTACTAGAAGCATTACCTACTAATACACTACCCTCGGCCAAAGCGATTTCGGTTGGAGTAATTGTGTCTAGTGCTTCAAAAGATGAAGCGGCGGTTGTACCAATATTTCTATAAAAACCTTCCGTGCCTGCGCCTGCGTCAGTTTTAATAAAAATACACCCTTTCGAGAAACCTGCTTCTGTACCCGGTACACTTGTACCTGTGGCACGCAAAACATTATCAGAACTATCTTTTTCAATGACAGTTACTGCGGTTGTATCGGGTGTTTCTGAATTGCCAATTGGTTGAAAAACCATGGCAGTTTCTCTTGATCTATATTTTCTATATCCCATATGTTTTTTAACTAAAGGGGATTTTGTTTTGCCCTACGGGCCGGCAGATTCCCCGCTAACTGCTACTTTTAGATATTTTTTACTACGCTACTGCGTTTTCTAAGAAATAGCATAGATTTACATCAAACATATTCTGGTCATAGCTATAACTTTGTCTTATAACGTCAGATTTCTTTGGTTCTTCTCTATATGTATCAACTTTACGAGGTAAATCATAAAGAGTTAATCCAAAGGTTGCGCGCATAAGAGTTGGGCGAGGTGTTTTATACAATAACCAAGCATGTTTTCCCCAAACATCAGCCAGACTATCTGATTGTCCTTCATCAGATGAATTATATACTGCATCAGCAATATGTACTTCTTCTAATTTGAAATGCTTTTTTAAGAAAGTCACAAATGCTTCTTCTCCTAATTGACCACCATTTGTATATTTCAATTGTTCACGGATATCTGGATGATCAACCAATTTGATATAAGTTGCATAACTTAACACCATTATGTTTGGTTTTTGCGCTGTCGCTGTTCTAACTGCATTGATACCTGTTCTGATATCTCCCAATGGATCTGAATTTACATAGTCACTCCATTGTGATGTACCTGACAAAGTTGTGTAATTTGTCATGACACTATTATCGGACATAGTAGTTGCTAATGCACGTTCTTGATTGATCCAAATTGTATCCATCAAAAATTCTACAGCATCTCTCTTTGGATCGTACGGATCGTCGGTGTTATTTGCCATTTCATCTGGCACCAATTTTTCCAATGATCTTTCACGACAAATATAATCGCCTTGAGATACGCTATAGTCAATACTCATAGCACGTGTACCCGGAGCACGATAAATTTGGTCTGTGTAAGTACGCAAGTTTTCTTTTCCGTACTGTGCGTATTTACCTGTTTTTTCTTTGACTTTTAAAGTTGGTAAGATTTTCTCACAGATATAATTTTCATTCCTATACATTTGTGAAAATTGTGACAATATCTTATCTACTTTTGCGTCACCAATATTAGGTTTCATAAAAGTTTATTTACTGAATTAAACTATTTTGTCTACGTTTTGTGTCTATGGTGTGTCTACTTCACCAAACATTAATAGTACAGCAAGCAAATCTCCACTATCTCCACTACCCAATGCTTTTGCCATAAATTCTTGTCCAGCTGTTGCGACTACTGCTAGGCCACTTGCGTCTGGTGTAATATAATCACCAAATGCAACTGTTGCGGCTGCTTTTACCTTTGTAATACCTTGTACACGTACTTGTGCTGTTGCTTCATTTGTTGATCCATCAGGAATATTTTGTAATACACCTAAAGAAGAATCAGCGGCACCAGAAAGTACAACCTCTTCACTTGAGTCATGTTTGACAATATAATACTGGCTTGAACTCAAGTCAGTGGCAGTAGGACGGCTCAAATCTATTTTGCCTTCCTCTGTTATTAGAGTTATATCTGACATATTTTTATCTGTAGTTATGAATTAGAAAGGAACTATTTTTTAGCCAATTCCTTGCTGGCTTTCTTTTGAGCATCTACAATAGACAATGTTTTGTCTGCTTCCATCAACTCTTTTGTTTTATTTACAATTTTTTCTTGTAAATCTTCACCTTCTATTTTTGACTCAACTTTTGTTGAACCCATCTCACTTAAATCTACGGTTTTAACAGCAGACATAATTTCTGTAAAATTATTCCTTTGTTTCTCATCAAGACTTAACATGAAATCTACGATTGATTCTTGTTTTTCTTTTACAACGCCAGTCAAATGATTTTCTGACAACACTATTGTTTCAGATACTAAATCATTTAATTCCTTGCGTTCTATTTTTTCCTTTAGAGTAGCAATTTCTTTATTGCTTTCTCCAAGTTTTTCCTCCAAAGTTTCAGCAGTCTTAGCTTTTTCAGCTAATTCTTTTGTTTTAGCTTCTTCGGCTTTTTTTTCTTCTTCAGTTTTTTCCTCGACTTTTGGAGCTTCTTCTGGCTTAGCATCTACTTCAGCTACGTCAGCTTTAACTTCCTCTGTTTTTTCTTCCTCTGGTACTTCCTCTAGATACTCTTTTAAAAGAGTCTTTTCTTCTTTTGAAACAACTTCTTTTGTTTTCAAAAGGTTTAGATATTTCTCAAACATACATTTTTTTTTGTTATGTTTATTAATTAAATTATTTAATTCTTCCGACAAGGCCAGAGGGGTCTGGGCTTTTAACGCCGGAGTGTTTGTTAGTGCTATTCCTATAAAAACATTTTTTATTATATCTCCTGTTTTATGGTGTGGCCATTCCATTGCTAGTTCAGCTGATACAAACTTAAAAATCTTTTTTGATATTGCTTCTTGACCAAGTTCTGTCCATTCTACTGTGGCCATTAATTTACGACCTTTTATAAATAAATTTTTAACCCATCCCATTGCTTCGCTTCCTCTCATATGTTCTTTATTTACTTGTATTTCAGTTCCGTAAACATTGTCCTCATAATTCTTGACGTAATCTCTGAGCATTGACATTTCTATTTTCCAACCTCTATCTCTTAATACGCCAGTTCTTAAAACTTCAACATCAGATGTTTTACCATCTTCTTTTAATTCTATCGTGCTTAAATAATGTAGTATATTTTTATCCATATTTTTTATAATTAAAAAAGTCGGGTTTATCCGACTTTCTTAGAAGTTCTTTATTTATATCCTCTCACCCTATGTCAAAACATAAGGTGCTTTAAGCATTTTTCTTTGTCCACAGCAGTAAACAAAGAGTGAGAGGATATAATTAAATTGTTTTTTACTCTATGTATCCTAATTTCAATAATTGTTTTGCATTTACCTCTCTAATGTCATATCTCTTTTTTGCAAAATACATTTCTCCATTATGTTTTACATTTCTTAATGCTTTGTATTTTCCTTTTGTTTTTGGAGTTGGTGGTTCTTCATTGATCACAGCTATTGTTGGCGACTCTACATTCTCTTTGCCCTCTCCACCTTCTTCTGTGGTTTTATTTTCACTTTCACCTACTATTGGGTCCTCACTGTGAATAGCCCAAAGTTCTGACAATTTTGGAAGTCCGGCTGCGTGGTGAAATTCTACCCCACGCTTTGTTAATTCTTCCTTTAATTGTTCTATTGTTAATTCTTCTGGCATAAATTAAGTTTTAGGTTTATTAACTGTAATACTATTATAACACATTTTTTTTTGAAAATCAAACTTATCCACAACCCTACAATTCCCGTGGTCACAAAAAATAGCATTTATCATTCCACACTTACTGTTCCTACACTTAATTTCAACGAGACCTTTTTCCATTTCGTAGTATAAAAGTGTTTTTTTACATTTAACACACAAACATTTTACAAGCATGTACTTAATGTTATTTATTTAATCTTTTTGCTATTTCTACCTGAGCACTCTTTGACTCTTTTGTGTTAGTTGGTCTTTTGATTTGTTTAAAACCATTTATCCTCGGACTTCCTCCTATCTTATTAAATTGACTTTCAATACTCTTTGGAATTGGATTTGCTTTTGGTTGTTCTTCACTTTTAAATACTGGTATCCAAACTCCTCTACAAAAACTATGCACTAAATCAAGATTTCTCATTGGATCAGTTGGCCCTATTATTCTTCTATCTAATGAAAGACACATATTACATGTTTTTCCATCCAACACTTCACTTCTTTGAAATTTAGATATTAAGTTGATGCTATTTTCAAACACCATACTTCTTCCTCGGTTAATATTTTGCCCCACAACGATTCCTGACGTGCTTGCTATCATCTTACTCGCCCTATCTTTTAAATCCTTTTTAAGGGCTGATTTTATGGCCACAGTGGTCGCTCCTACTATGATGCCATTCTTCACTATGTCGCGCCCTGTCTTTTGTATTTCCTGTACGTAAGTTTCAGAATATTCTTGACTTTCAAAATTCTTTAATGCTTCTTGTTCTTGTGGAGTGGCTACTGGTTTTACTCCCATCTCTTTTGTAGCTGTCTTTTTTCCTACCTCATAACTTTGAGCAATTGATTTATTAATTGCTTTTCTATAAGCAACTAATCCACCAAACATAAGAGTGCTTAAACCTGCTATATTTTTTTCCTCTGCTTTTTTTCCTGCACTTTCTACGTACTTATCTATTTCTATATTTGTCACATCAATCATTTCTTTTTCCAACTGAACTTCTATTTTATTAAAACTCTCATTCAAAAATTCAAAGTCTACTTTTTCTTCGTAGATAGTAAATTCACGAGTTGGGTTATATGATTGTTCTGTTAACAATTTATGTTCGCGAATATACTCCTCATTCTTTTTTAGATTTTTTTTTTCATCAACTTTAGGTTTTACTAGTTGATTTGGATTGACCATTGGCATTGGTGGATTTTTCTTTAGCTCCCTGTCAATCTCTTTATCTTCTTCATATTCTTTTTCCAAAATTTCCATATCCTCATCATCTATTTCTGGTAAATCAAAAGTTTGACGTGTCCATTGTTTTATTTTCGGGTCCTTGTCAATCAATCCCGAATCAGTCAACGACTTCATCACGTCACTCATTTCCTTAAAGTCTATATCTCCTAGTGGATTATGTCGCAACCTTACCTTTGGTGCGTTATCTCCAAAATTAAATTTAACTAAATCTTGCAATACTTGTTTTTCAATTTGTGCTTCTAAATATTTTATTTTCTCCTCTACGTTTTTCAAGAAAAATGATGACTGGTCTTTGCTCAATGCAAAGCTTCCTACTTCTGAACTTCCTAGACCCAAAAACATAGCCAACACACTCAAAAGTATTTGACGATTATGATGTTCTACTGATTTGTCTATTGCATCACCTTGTGGATTCCCACTTGGGGTTACTAATTCAAATTCACCATCTTCTTTTTTCCACGGGAATATTAAATAACCTTTTTCGTTGGTCCTGATATTGGCCAACATATCTTCTGTCTTATTTTTTTCAGCAGTGCCATATCCTTCTGGTAAATAAAGTGTCGGGATACCCATGCCATTCTTCTCGGCTGATATTCCTTGTATTTTGTAAAGTGTATTTTTGTAATAATAATGTTTGTAGGCGGCTCTCAAAATACTTCTACCAGTTACATCGTCACCCTCTTTGTCATTTGTTAAAATCAAAAGTTTTCTGGCTGGTATTTCTGCATTGCTTTTTGGTGCGCTTGGATCATCTGTTAATATCCATTGTTTTATTCCGAATTGTTTTTGTCCGTTGACATCTATCTGCCAATTTTGAATTGAACGAGGGATGCGCGGTGATAAATCTCTTAACATCACTTGCCCTTTTTCTATTTTAAAAATCTTTTCAAAAACATAATGTCCATATGGTAAAAATAACATTGACTCACGCACAAAATCTTTCCAACTTCTTTCCATGCCCTCGAATAAATTATTTTCTAAAAATTCAACTATCTTTTCATCTTCACATTCAATATACCAGTTGGTTGCCAAAATTGGAGCGTTGATTGCTCGGAGCACGCCGTCAACGACACCGTCTGTTCTCATTTGATCTACTAAATCAATTCTAGATTCGTCACGCCATTCAGAATTTTGTTCATCAAAAAAATAACCTGAGTATCTTTGAGTGCCACTGTCACCAAAAATTGTACCCATTTGTTTTAAAGTCAAATCTTCCACTGGATATGGTGCGTTTTGACCTTGAATGTCTTTTTCATTTTCAAGAGGCATATATTAAAATTTCTTTTTAAATAAATTACCGGCAATCGTGGTTGCCCTATCTTTATTATACACTACTTCGTCATTTTGTTCAAAACTTATATTTGTGTATGACAATTCCAAGGCCCCCATCAAGCTATCTGCTCGATCATCATGCTCTAAAACTTCTAACCCTAAAAATAAAATCTGATCACGTGTCTTTCTCATTTCTGGCCTTAGGTGAACCTCTCCTCTTTCGAACATCGGCTCGAGTGCTTGGAGCCTTCCCAACTTATCTGATCCAAATTTATCTTTAATTGCTTTTGGTCGAGTTCCTTTGATTGGAATATTTTTGTCAAAACCGTATAGTTTATTTCCATGGATTATCGCTCTACCTTTTAAACCCAAATCTAATTCTCCTGACTTCCAACTCATTATATTCTGGAATACTGCTGTTTGGTTCAATACTTTTTCCACGCCTACTACACGCGCTTCTGGATGTTCAATCCATGTCTTGATTACTTCCTTGGCTTGTTCTGTCTGACTACATCTGCCGGATTTTTGCACAATCGCATATCTGTGACGATCTTTTCTGGCCCATTGTAAAACTGTTATGCACCATTCATCAGATGTGGCGCTCTCGCCTGCTTGTGGATCCATAAAAATAACTTTTTCGTAATTTTTCATGACCGGTAGTTCTGTAAAGTTATTGTCATCTATCCATGCTGGCTTGAAATTGGCCAGTTCATCATTCGTTGGTTCATTCATGTATTCCTGTGCGAATGATCTAGTTCCCGAGTCCTCTCGTATCTGATTTAACTTTTCCATGCTAAAATAATTTGGCCAGATACTTTCTTTATCCTCTATTGCTTTTCTGAATATTCCACCAAACTTCTTATAAAATTGTAGTATCTCTGCTTCTTGGTGCAAGACTGTGCCTATGAGCTTAATTTTGCCCTTTTGAGCGTCTAAACTGTTGAATATGACATTATATAGCCATTCGTGTAATTTCTGTCGCCTTTCGGCTTTTCTGACTTCTTCATCATCTTCAATATCATCGCACACAATTTTAGTTGGCCTTTGGTTTTTAATATTTACACCACGACCCTTGCCCGCCCCCCTAGCGACCGCATTGATTCCATTTAT